GGACAACGCTGCCCAGGCACCGCGCAACTATCTGGGTGGATCGCGCCTTGGGCATTCCTGTGAGCGCGCGCTGCAATTCGCATACCTCCAGGCGTCCAAGGATGAAGGTGCCGGCTTTGACGGCAGGCTGCTCCGCATCTTTGCCATCGGCCATGTGCTGGAGGATTTGGCGGTGGCCTGGCTGCGCGGCGCGGGCTTTCAACTGCTCACGCGCAAGGGCGATCAGCCAGAGGCACCACAGTTCGGCTTTTCCATCGTGGGCGGGCGCATTCGCGGCCATGTGGATGGCGTGATCGCCGGCGGGCCCACCATTCCCGGCATGGCGTTCCCCGCGCTCTGGGAATGCAAGACCATGAACGCCAAGGCATGGCGCGAGACCGCCAGCAAGGGTGTCGCTGCCGCCAAGCCCATCTATGCCGCGCAGATCGCGATCTACCAGGCGTACATGGACGCAGCCATTCCAGGTGTTGCGGATAACCCGGCGCTATTCACCGCCATCAACAAGGATACCGCGGAACTGCATCACGAGCTGGTGCCCTTCAACGCGGAATTGGCGCAGCGCATGTCAGACCGTGCAGTGCGCATCCTGCGCGCCAGTGACGCCGGCGAATTGCTGCCGCGCATCGCGCTGGCTGCTGATCACTTCGAATGCCGCTTTTGCCCCTGGGCAAAGCGCTGCTGGGACCAGACTGCATGACGGTGTGGAGCGATTTCAACGACGCCCCATCGGCGCTGGAGGACCGACTGCCCGCCGAAGGGCAATCGATCGCCACACCTGCCGCGCCGGATCTGGAACAGATCAAAAGCTTTCTGTCGGTGGCCTTCAGCTATTGCGAAGGGCTGATCCCGGTGCGCGGCTTTGTCGATCAGGGCCAAGGGCTGACGATCAAGCCGCATAATATCTGGATCCCCGCCGATGCAACCGCGCCAGAATTGCTCGCCACCTATGCCACCTGGGCTGCGCGCGAAGGTAGCGCCGTTTATGTCATCCCCGGCACGGTAGCAGAACATGGCCAGGCCCGCGCCGAGCACGTGCTGCAAATGCAGGCCATGGTGGTTGATCTCGATACCGGGGATATCGCGGCCAAGCTTTCCCACCTGTTGCAGCACCTTGGGGAACCAACGCTGATTGTCGAAAGCGGTGGGCGCACTACCGAAGGCGCGGCCAAGCTGCATGTCTGGTGGAAATTGACCGAACCGGCTGCGGGGGCAGAGCTTGCGCGGCTTTGCGCCTTGCGCGGCGAGATCGCCGATAAGGTCGGTGGCGATCCGCATTTCCGCTCCGCCCATCAGCCCATCCGCGTTCCCGGCACGGTCTATCGCAAAGCGGGCGCGGAACGCATCGTCACGATCCGCACCCACAACCCCGAGCGTGAATTGGACCTTGGCGACTTTGCCGAGGCCATTGCCGCCATGCCCTTTCTGCCAGGCCAGGATCGGCCACAGGCGGGCACCCAGGCCGATAGGCCAGGGCTCGGCGCCATCCTTTCCACACCCGTGCGCGAAGGCGCCCAGGACGCCTGGACGCGGTTTCAGGGTGCCAGTGCCGCCATCGGGCATTTCATCCGCCAGGTGCATGAAGGCCGCATGACGCCCGACGAAGGCTGGGAAGCCATCTGTGGCTACAACGCCGCCTGTCTGCGCCCGACATGGCCGCTTGAGCGCCTGAAGGCTGAGGCTGACGCTATCTGGGCACGGCATGTCACGCGCAATGGGCCCGCGACGCTGCGTGCCGAAGCACTGCCAGCCGAAATCGCATCCTACCCGCTTGGCGCCCTGCTGGATGATACCTCGCCCATGCCTGATGATTTGATCGGGCCGCGCCTGCTGACGCCAGGGGGCATGCTGGTGCTGGGTGGCGCGCCCAAGGTCGGCAAATCCGATTTCCTGATCAGCCTGCTGATCCATGCCGCTGCCGGCGCGCCATTCCTGCGCTTTACCGCCCCAAGGCCGCTACGCGTTTTCTACCTCCAGGCCGAGATCCAATACCACTACCTGCGCGAACGCCTGCAGCAGCTTCGGCTGGATCCGGCGATCCTGGCCAAGGCGCGCGATACGCTGGTGGTCACGCCAAAGCTCCGGCTGCTTCTGGATGAACAAGGCGTGGGGCTGGTGGCCGCCGGCATCCGCAGCGCTTTCCCCGATGCGCCGCCCGACATCATCTGCATCGACCCGATCCGCAACCTGTTTGATGGCGGCCCCGAGGGCGAAGGCGAGAACGACAACGGGGCCATGCTGTTCTTTCTGCAAAGCCGCGTGGAGGCACTGCGCGATATGGTGGCATCGGAAGCGGGCGTTATCCTGGCGCATCACACCAAAAAGCTCAGCAAGCAGCAGGTGAAGGATGATCCTTTCCTGTCGCTCTCCGGCGCGAGCGCGCTGCGCGGGTTCTACACCTCCGGCATGATCCTGTTCCGGCCGGATGAGGAAAAGACCGGGCGGGAATTGCATGTCGAGCTGCGCAACGGGCCGGGGCTGGAACCCATGCTGGTCGATAAGCGCAACGGCGCCTGGATCGAACTTGATCGCCACGGCGAGCGGCTGGTCAGGCAGGAGATCGGCCGCAAGCTGGATGCTGAGCGCAGCCGGCGCCACGACGTCATCCTGAACCTTATCGCGGAGGAGGCTGAGGCTGGCCGCCTTTGCACCACCAACGCCTTCTCATCGAAGTTCGAGAACAGCCGCGGGCTGGGCGGAAAGGACACGATCCGCGACCGCATCACGGTGCTTGCGACTAAGGGCTACATCAAGTTTCGCCGCGATGCACGAGATCTGGGCCAGCCCTACACCAGGTCCAAGAAGGGCTACCTCGTGGTGAAAGACATGGTGGTCGCCACCGCCGATGAAGTGGTCGACGCCGAGACGGGAGAGATCACACGGGCGACCCTTCCCGTCCTACCCAGCCATTTTCTCTGCCCCCAAAGCGAGGCCGTTCTGGAGGTAGAAAACCCGGAAGTGTGGGTTCTTCACGACCCCGAAGAGGGTGTCGAATGACCCTCGCAAATCGGCCTCGGATCGACCGAAACTGCTCCCGAAACTGCACAGTTTCGGGCCGAAACTGCTCACGTGCCGAAACTGCCAAACTGTTTTTCCTCAACAATATCAGTCGGTTCCAGCCAAAAGCAGTTTCGGTTAACAAATTCTCCCAAACTGCTCCCGAAACTGCTTTTTACTCAATAAATTCAATGCCTTGGAGCAGTTTGGCAGATGTGCTCCGCCAAGAACCCCACCGCCGCCGCCCTCACCACAACCATCCCCATCAGGAGACAATCATGGATCTCTCGACTCTCCCCATGTCCGCGGCGCTGGCAAGCAGGCCGCCCCGCATCAGCGGTAGCGATATCGGCACCGCACGCCGCCCAGGCGTCCTGGCGTTGGACCTCGGCACCACAACCGGCTGGGCACTCCGCTTTGGCGACGGCGGCACAATCTCCGGCACCATGACCTTCAAGCCCGGTCGCTTTGAGGGCGGCGGCATGCGGTTTTTGCGCTTTACGGATTGGTTGGTTGAAATCGCCATGCATGCGCATGGCCTTCGGCGAGTGGTTTTCGAGGAAGTGCGCCGACACGCAGGAACGGATGCAAGCCATGTCTATGGCGGCTTCCTGGGCACGCTCACCGGCTGGTGCGAGCAGCACGAAGTACCCTACCAGGGCGTCCCGGTCGGCACGATCAAGCGCTACGCGACCGGCAAGGGCAATGCGGACAAGGCGGCCATGATCGCTGCCATGCGGGCACGCGGCTTTGCGCCGACAGACGACAACGAGGCCGATGCACTGGCACTGCTGCTCTGGGCGACCGACGCAGAGGGAGGCCGAGCATGAGCCTGCACGGTGCACCGATGCTTGCGCAGAGCCCGCTTACGCGCCTGCGCAGCACAACCAACGACGCCGAATTGAACGCCATGCGCGCGGCCGCATGGCACCGGCATGGCGTGGCCAGCATCGTGGTGGATCAAATCACCGATCCATGGCTGCGCCAAGCCATAACCAACGAAGCCAATCGTCGCTGGGGGCGACGCAATGGAGGAAACAACCATGGTCGCTAAGCGCAAGACCAAACATCCCGCCAAGGCGCGTGAGGATTTGTCAGCGCCATCGAAATGGCGCTTGCAGCATGGTGATGTCGGGGCAGCGATTCGCGCGGCAGATCCGGAGACAGGCACGCCGATCATGCAGCGAAAGGTTGTCGACACGCTCTCGCAAATGCTCGCGCATGGCAATATCTCGCGAGAGATGCATGAAGCGGGCTGCATCTTTCGTACGCTCTTTCGTAGTGCTGCACTGGATAGTATTGCGACATCGCAATTCGTTCGTATTGCAGCATCATCGGGTGATTGGCTCTCGGTCAGTCAACTTGATGCGCGGCGTCGTGTGTTGAATGCACTCGATGTGCTGGGCGGCATTGACAGTCCTAGCGGTTCGATTGCGTGGCACGTGGTCGGGCTTGAGGTGTCACTGCGTGCATGGTCGGCGCAGCAAGGCTGGAATGGGCGGCTTGTCTCGGCACCCATCGCCTGCGGAATT